ATTAGGGTTGCCGGGACTGATATTTATTATCTGGTATTTCGACAATAAGCGGTTTCAGCGCCAGGAGGACTCGCGCAAGGCCGAACAGCAGGTGATCCTGGATCAGTACCGGGCCGATGTGACCGAGATCAAACGGCTGTACGAAAGCAATTCCCGCCTGGTGGATGACTGCACCAAGGCGTTTTGCCGGCTGGACAGCATCTATATCCAAGTGGTGGACGTGGTATCCCTGAACACGCAAACGCAAACCGAGCTAGTAAAAAGCATAGAAAACAACCGATATTGTCCGGTGGTGAGATCGAAAGGAGCACCCACATTATGAGCGAGTACGCACTGTTAAAATCAAAATTGGCGGGATTCGAGAAGATGCGCCGCGACCTGCTCTTCCGTGCCGAGAATACCCACGACGGCATATGTCGGGAGCTGAACACCGGCCTGGTCAAGGTAGAGGATACGGACATTGAGCGGACGCTGGCGCTGTTTGACGACTTTCGGGATATACACTTATCGCTCGTCGAAATGGACAGCGCCATCGCAAGGATAAAAAGGAAACTGGGCTAATGGCTGTCAAGGGAGATCGAGCGATTAAAGAGCCGCTGGCCATCGACCTGTACGTGGACGGCCGGTCGCTGGCGGACATCTCAAAACAGTTGGATGTCAGCGACACCACGCTCCGGCGATGGAAGGCCGAAAGCAAAGTACCGGATGAAAAGCTGGATCTGTGGGAAAAACGGCGCCGGCAAAAACGAAATTATGTGCAGCGAGCCAGGGACCTTCTGGATGACCAATATGAATATATTGAAGACCTGCTTCCGGCAGAGCGGGACTCACGGGTGATGGACAGCCTGTCTAAAATGTTTGCCATTGTTGAGCGCAGTGAAAAGCGGGAAAAAGACATTCGAAGAAAGGCCATAGAAGAGGCGGCGGAAGTTGTCGGAGAAACCGCCAGGGAGCAGGGTGAGTCCGAAGAGAACATTAAATTCTGGCAGGAAAAGGGAAAAGGTGCTGGGGATTAAATGAGCAGGGCAATTCGAACCATAGAGTGGGATGATCTTCCACCCAGGGCAAAAGAAATCCCGGAGAATCTCGACATCCTGGATGACGGCCTGTTGATGAAACACCAGAGAGACTGGTGCAAGCTCGTCAACAAAGAGGACCTGTGCGTCTGCGTCAAGGGACGGAGGACCGGAATCACCTATGCCACGGCGCTAAATTTTACGCCGGTAGCCGCTGCCGGGCGCGACGCCGGCGGAGACAATGTCTACTATATCGGCGACACCAAAGAAAAAGGATTGGAATTCGTCGGCTACTGCGCGCACATGGCCCGGGTCATGGCGACCCGGCCGGCCGGTGGACCCACCAATATAGAAGAGTTCCTTTATGAGGACCGGGTCGGCGATAAAACCAATTATATCACGGCGTATAGAATCAAGTTTCCCAAATCCGATTTTCAGATCGTGGCCCTGTCCAGCAGGCCTTCCAGCATCAGAGGGCTCCAGGGAATCGTGATCATCGACGAGGCAGCCTATCACCAGAATGTCCAGGCCGTGATCGACGCCTGCCTGGCCCTGATTATCTGGGGCGGGAAAATCCTTCTCATCAGCACCCACAACGGCGCAAAAAACCCGTTCAACCAACTGGTCAGAGATACAAGATCCGGGCTGTACGGGTTCCACATTTTCGAGTGCTATTTCGATGACGCGGTGAAAAACGGCCTGTACGAGCGGGTCTGTATGGTCAAGGGGTGGAAATCCACGGCACAGGGCAAAAAGGAATGGTACCTGAAGGTTCGCGGCGCGTACGGCGCCAACAAGGCGGCCATGCGCGAAGAGCTGGACGGCATCCCCAGGGAAGGGTCCGGCGTGGCCATCCCCGGCATCTTGATCGAGGAGTGCATGAAAGAGGTGCGCCCCATCGCCCGCCTGGCGCTGGAACCGGAGTTTGCGCTCAAAGGGCTGGATTATCGGGATTCATGGGTGGCGGCCTGGATCAAGCAGCATATCGATAGGACCGGGATCATCATTTCGGATTTGATTATTCCAGGTACTGCGATTTTGCCGTGTTCGCCCCCATGACCGTCGAACAGGGATTGACCCGAAAGGTGCCGTTTCTGGTGGAATTCCATAATGTTCCCACGCGTCATCAGCAGCAGATTTTGTGGCACATAATTGATCGCTTGCCGAGGTTCCGGTCCGGAGCGATGGACGCCACGGGAAACGGCCAGACCATCGCCGAATACACAGCGGATAAATACGACGTATCCAGATCCGGGCGCATCCATGAAGTGACCATGACCGACGCCTGGTACCGGGACAATATGGGTCGGTTTGTGGAGGCGTTCGAGGATCAGACCATCGATATCGGGAAAGACGCGGATGTGCTCAATGATTTGCGCGCGCTGGAACGAATCGACGGCATCGTCAAGTTGCCGAAGATCAAGACGCCGGACACCAAAGACGCGGATTTTATGCGCCACGGGGACGCGGCCATCGCGCTGGCGCTGGCGCATTTTGCGACAGTGAACGCGACCGGCGGGCCTATTGAGTTCGAATCCACCAAAACCCGAAGAACTTTCACGCGAATGAGGAACTACTTCAATTGACGATTGACGATTGAAAATTGACGATTGAAAAAAAAATAAGGACAAACATGGCTGAAAAACGAGTCAAAAAGGCAACCAAAGACGAGATCGCCACCACGTCCAAAGACCTGGACATTTTTACCGGGTGGCTCAAGCGCCTGGAAAATCCCGACCCGGTTCTGCTCACGGAGTCGGGAGGCAAGGGCCTGAAATTGTATGACGAGGTGGACCGGGATCCCCACGCGGGCTCGGTGTTGCAGACGCGGTATTTGAGTGTGGCGGGCAAGGAGTATGAAGTGCTGGCCGTGGATGAATCCTCTTCCGCCCAGGATATCGCAGATTTTGTGAAGGGTGCATTAGACGATGCCAATTTTACGCAGGGATGCCAGGAGCTTCTACAGGCCATTTTATACGGGTTTTTCGTGGCGGAGATTATGTGGGCGGTCAAGGACGGCAATGTGGTTCCCGCAAAAATCATGGGCAAACATCCCCGGCGATTTTCCTTCACGATGGACCGGGAGCTGAGACTGCTCACGCCCCAGGACATGATCGAGGGCGAAGCGGTGCCGCCCCGCAAATTCATCGTATTTTCTTTCGGCTCGTCCGACAACCCTTATGGCAAGGGGTTGGGGCAAAAGCTCTGGTGGCCGGTGTGGTTCAAAAAGAACGGCATCAAGTTCTGGCTGATTTTCCTGGAAAAATTCGGCATGCCCACGGCGGTCGGAAAGTATCCCCCGGGCACGCCGCCCGAACAGCAGCAGGCATTGCTGGATGCCATCGACGCCATACAGCAAGAGACCGGGGTGAAAATCCCGAACACGATGGCCATTGACCTGCTGGAGGCCTCCAGGACCGGGAAAGTTACCTATGAAACCCTGTGCGAGTACATGGACCGGCAGATTTCAAAGGCGGTGCTGGGTCAGACCGCGTCCACGGAAGGCACGCCCGGAAAGCTGGGCAACGAGGATTCCCAGGAAGAAGTGCGCCAGGATATCCTGAAAGCGGATGCGGACCTTTTGTGCGAGGTGTTAAACGACACGCTCATCCCGTGGACCGTGGATTATAATTTTCCGAATGTAACCGAATATCCCAAGCTGTCGCTCCGCACGGAACCGGAAAAGGATCTCAAGGCCCTGGCCGAGCGGGACAAGACCCTGACTAACGATATCGGACTGCCCGTCGGCAAAAGATATTTTTATGACACGTACAATATTCCGGAGCCGGAAGACGGAGAGGAAGTTGTTGAGGTGTCAGGTGTCAGGGTTCAGGTGCCAGGAAAACCGGAGTTCGCGGAAACCGGGAGATTTACGCCGGAACAAGGGAACATCGAGGGCCTGGTGGATCGCTCCATGATTCGGGCCAAGGGAGCAATTGCCGGACTGTCCGATCCGGTAAAACAGTTGATCGCAAATGCCAACTCCCTGGAGGAGATCCGGGACGGGCTGTATGCCACATACGGGGATATGGACCGGGCGGAGTTTGAGGAGCTTTTGGCAAGGGCTATGTTTATGGCGGAATTGTATGGAAGGGCTACAATTGAAGATTGACGATTGAAAATTGAAGATTATTAAAAACCAAAACAGGGCAGAGGAAACAGAAAAGAGTGCCGGAACTACCTAAAAATATTGATCTGAAACCGCTTCCCTTTGAAGAGGCCATTGCGTTTTTTTCGGATAAGGTGCCCATGACCGTGGCCGAGTTTTATGCGCTGGCTGATGATATGCGGGCTAAAGCGTTTACGGTGGCGCGGGTGTCCAGCATGGACGTGATCATGGATATCCACGGGGCCGTGGAAAAGGCTATCGATGCCGGCGAAACCCTGGCGGATTTCAGGGGGCGGCTGTCCGAGATCATGGCGTCCAGGGGCTGGGGAGGGTTGACGCCCTGGCATGCGGAGACCGTGTTCCGGAACAACGTCCAGACCGCCTATTCCGTGGGGCGATATAACCAGATGAAAGATATGGCGGATCGGGTTTACGGGGAATATGACGCGGTCAACGATTCGAGAACCCGGCCCACGCACGCGGCCCTGGATGGAAAAATATTTCCGATGGACCACCCCTTCTGGGATACCTGGTGGCCGCCCAATGGGCACCGGTGCCGGTGCTCGGTGAACCCGGTTCACAAATATGTGGTGGAAGAAGAAGGGTTGACCGTGGAAACCGTTGACCCCACGAACGGGCTGATCGAGCCCAAGGATCCGGTGACCGGAATGCGGCTGCCGGCCCGGCCGCTGGTCCCGGATCCGGGGTGGGATCATCATCCGGGGAAAACAGAGTGGACGCCGGATCTGGGGAAGTATCCGCCTATCCTGAGACAGCAGTTTGAAAATGAAATGTAGGGCGGGCTTTCCAGCCTGCCATTATTGGCAGAATCATCATTTGGCAGGTTAGAAAACCTGCCCCACAGAAGGAGAAAGGAAATGCCTGATTTTAAAGGATTCGGCGACTGGATCGAGATTTTCAAAGGCGGAAAACAGATCGACAGTCAGGGCCGAGAACATGACGGAGACGCGATCATCGACCGGGCCGTTAATAATTTCAACATCAAAACCCACGAGCCGCCCCTGGTTGTGGGACATCCCCAAAACAACGCGCCGGCCTTCGGCTGGGTTCAGGGATTAAAAAAATCCGGTGGCCGACTCCTGGCAAAGTTTAAAGACGTGGTCCCGGAATTCGAAGCCATCGCCAGGCAGGGGCTGTATAAGAAGCGCTCGGCCAGCTTTTATCCGGACGGACGCCTTCGCCACGTGGGATTTTTGGGCGCGGCGCCACCGGCGGTCAAGGGCCTGGCGGATCTCAAGTTCGAGGCCGCCGATGATGCCCTGTCCTTTGAGTTTTACGATCCGGGCATGGGAACCGTCGCGCGCATATTCCGAGGCCTGCGGGACTGGCTCATCGAAAAAGAAGGAACTGAAACAGCGGATACGATTATCCCGAACTGGGATTTAGAATATATTGCGGAAATATCCAACGAAACCAAAACCGAGCCCGTCCCCGATTTCAGCGGGAAGCGGGACAAAAACAAGGAGGATAAGGCTATGAAATTTAGCGAATTTATGGAGATTTTCAAGTTTTGGAAAACCGTGGAAGAGAATCCGGATTTGGAGTTGCCGGCGTTTAAGGCAACGCCTTCACAGAATTCCGGCAAAGACGATTCCTCTTTCACCGAGGCGGACATCGAGGCCGCCAAAAAAGCGGCGGCGGATGCCGAGCGCGAGAAAGTGGAAGCGGAGTTCGCCGAAAAGCAGCTCACGAAGCAGCGAGAGGCCCGTAACGGGGAGATCTCGACCTGGTGTGACACGTTGATCGAGGCGGGCAAGGTTATCCCTGCCTGGGTTAAAATGGGGCTCAAGGAGTTCTGTTTGAAGCTGGACGCGGAGAATGTGATCGAGTTTTCCGAGGAAACCAAGGTCACGGCCCTGGACTGGTTCAAAAATTTCGTAGAGGAGATTCCCAAGGTTGTGGAATTCAAAGAGGTGGCCAAGCGCGGCGACGATGTGTCCGGTGATGCCGGGGGCAAGCTGAATGTGCTGGTCCAGCAGAAAAGGAAGGAAAACAAAGATCTGAGTTTTAGCGAGGCATTTTCCGAGGTTCAGCGGGAAAATCCGGCACTGGCCCAGGAATACCAGCAGGAACTGGGCGGCAATTGACGATTGAAGATTGTCGATTGAAGATTGAAGATTAAAGATTAAAAAACTGGAGCGAAGCGACTCCATAAATTGTCAATATTCAATAGTAAATTTTCAATTCTAACGATTTTCAATAGTAAATTTTCAATTCTAAAAAGGGGGATAAAAACATGGCTACAGAACAAGCAATATGGAGAGAGACCTTTGTGGCAGCCGAGGATCTGTCCGATTATCAGTTTCATTATGTGGTGCTGGGGTCCAGCGGCGTGCGACTGCCGGACGCGGAAGACGAAGTGCCTATCGGCATTTTGCAAAATGCTCCGGAAAGCGGGGATGCCGCCGAGGTGATGATTCTCGGCAAGTCTAAATTGGTGGCCAACGCGGCCCTGGCGGTGGGTATATTTGTCAAGCACGAATATGTGGGCGCGGCGGATGCGGGCAAGGGAGACGATGCCGGCACCTGGTGGGATACGGCACGGGGCCTGGTCGTGGAAGCGGCCGGCGCGGAAGATGATCTGTGCTCGGTGCTGCTGCTCGGACCGTTCGCCCGAAACAAAGGCGGTATGGTCAAGCAGATGACCGTGAACGCGGAAACCGCTACGGCCACCATCACCGCCGCAGAGGTCCTGGGGGGGCTTATCGATGGGACGCCCACGGGAGCGGCAACATATACCCTGCCCACCGGAACCTTGATGGCCGCCGCGTTGATCCAGTCTGGCGTCGGCAATGCCATCGAGTTCACGATTAAGAATTCGGCGGGCGGCGCCCATACTATCACGGTCGCGGCAGGTGCCGACGGCACGGCCAAGGGAACCATGACCATTGCACAAAACAACACTAAACGGTTTCTGCTCATTATGACGGCTGCCACGACATATGACGTGTACAGCCTGGGAACCGTAGTTCACTAATCAATTGAAGATTGACGATTGAAAATTGACAATTAAAAAAATCTTCAATCTTCAATATTAAATTTTCAATCGAAAAGGGAGGAACAAGTTATGCCACAGCCTAATATTAAAGAACAAATCACTGCCGGACCGCTGGCCGGTGTGTCCGTGGCCTACCGCAACCTGGATTACATTGCGGACCGGGTCTTTCCCATTTTGGACGGCTCGGACCCCAAGGCCAAGATCACTACGTATCTAAAAGGGGCCTGGTTTCGTGACGAGGCCGGGATCCGGGCGCCCGGCACGCGGGCCAAGCGCGGAGGATATCCATTGTCCAGCGTATCCATTGCCACCGACGAATACGCGTTTGCCAAGGAAGTAACGGACGAGGATCGCCGGTTTGCCAAATCCACGGGCGCGCCTGTTGTCCAGCCGGATCAGGATGCCATCGAGTTCGCTACCGATAAAGTGGATCTGAAGAAAGAACGCCGGGTGGCGTCATTAATTACATCCGGCACCTGGTTGGACGGCAATTCAGGCGGCGTGGATGCCGAGGGTTTATGGGCAGCGTCTTCAGGAAACACCTTTCTGGCTGACATCGCCACGGGAAAGCGCGCACTGCGGGGCGTCGGTCTGAAAGCCAACGGATTGCTTATCGACTATGATACCTTTCTGGCTCTTAAAGACATCGACGATCTGCTGCAAAAGATCAAATATACCCAGCGCGCCGTGTTCGGCGCCGATCTCCTGGCGTCTCTCCTGGAGCTGGATGAGGTTCTGGTGGGCAGCGCGATCTATTCCGATTCGGAAGAGACTGCCGCCGGAGATGATTTTAATGCCGTGGATATCTGGGCGATAAATGACGGGAAAGGCATGGGATTTTTGTATCACAAGCCCAAGAAAGTCGGACTCAAGGTCGTCACTCCCGGTTTGCAGGTGCGCATCGCCTACGAGCAGGGCGGCCCGAGGCGCACGTCCAAATGGCGTGAGGCTCCCGAGCATCAGGATGTGTACGAGGTGGCCGAGGAGACTCACATTGTGCAGGTGTGCGCGGATGGCGGGTATCTGTGGAATGATACGTATGCCACTTAGAATTGACGATTGAAAATTGAAAATTGTCGATTGAAAGGATGATGTAGGGCGGGCTTTCCAGCCTGCCGAAAGGGGGAGTCGTGGTAGGAGACAAAAAGGAAAAAGCCGCTGCCGAGAAGGTCTTTGCCGAGAAGGCCGCTGCCGAGAAAGCCGCTGCCGAGAAAGCCGCTGCCGAGAAAGCCGCTGCCGAGAAGGCCGCTGCCGAGAAAGCCGCTGCCGAGAAGGCCGCTGTCGAGAAAGCCGCCGCTGAGAAAGCCGCTGCCGAGAAAGCCGCTGCCGAGAAGGCCGCCGCTGAAGAAGAAAAAATGGTGGAGGTTAAATATAACGGACCAGGGTCGTTTGTGGTTGTGGCGCCGTATGGTCACCACTACCAGGATACGGTCAAAGAATATCCGAAAGCCTTTGCTGAGGAGCTTATTGCGACCTCAAAAAAGCAGGATTTCCAAATCGTTAAAGGCGGCAAATAATGGCCTACTGCACCCAGAGCGACATATTGGAGCAACTGGATGAGGACCGCCTGGTCCAGCTCACCGATGATGCCGACGCCGGCACCGTGGACGCGGATGTAGTGACCCGGTCAATTGCCGACGCGGATGCGGAGATCAACGGATATTGCGGGACCCGGTATGACCTGCCGTTTTCGCCCGTGCCGGCCGTGGTTCGCAAGCTGTCCGTTGATATCAGCATTTATAATCTGTTTGTGCGGCGAAGGGGAGTGCCCGAGGATCGCCAGAAACGGTATGACAATGCCGTTAAATTCCTGGTCAATGTATCCAAGGGCATTATCTCCCTGGGTTCGGACGCGCCGTCCGTTGACGATGATTCCGGCCCGGAGGCCACCACGGTCAAGAGCGACCGGGTGTTTTCCAGGGGCAGGGATTCGGACAGGTCGGTGGGGACGCTGGATAATTACTAGGTTCAGAGGTTCAAAGTTCAAGGGTTCATAGGTTAAATCCTTCAACCCTGAACCGTGAACCGTGAACCTTGAACGGAGCAACATGGTTGCGATTAAATACACCATAAAAGATCTGGAGGCCAAGGCCGCGCTCAAGGGCGTGGCGCGGCGTCTTTCGAAGCCTGAAAAGGCGCTGAAAGAATGCGGGTTGGTATTGCTGCGGTCCATTGCCAAAAATTTCAAGGCGGGCGGGCGTCCGGTGCGGTGGCGGCGGTCCGGGCGGGCGCTGGCCGAAGGCGGGAAAACTTTGGTGGATACGGCCCGGCTGAAAAATTCAATTGCCATGCGGGTGCTGGGCAAGTTGCTCACGGTGGGGTCCAATGTCAAATACGCGCGGATTCATCAATTGGGCGGCAAATTGGACAAAAACGTCTCGGTCAAGCAGCATTACCGGTATATCACCCAGGCGTTCGGCAAGGACATCGAGGGGCGAAAGGTGCTGGTTCGGCAGCATCAGCGGAAACAGGATGCCTATATTCCGGCGCGACCGTTCCTGAAAATACAGGACGCGGATATGCGGATCATTCGGAAAATTGTCGCCGATTACGTTACAGGGTAGCGAATTTTTAATTTTTAATTCTTAATTTTTAATTCAAAACTTAACATTCAAAATTTAAAATTGTCTTATGAAAGCACTACTCACAGCCATTAAAACACAACTCAGGTCAGACCTCACCTATGTGCGGGACTCGGACATTTTCGTGACCGAGGATGAGAACCTGATCCCGAACGCGGTCAAGTTCCCGGCCGTTGGACTTAAAGACGGGCCGGTGCAGCGGATCGAGATGATCGGCGGCATGATGGAGTATCGCATGACCGTGAAAATCATTGCCCTGGTGCAGCTTACCAAGGCCGAGGCCGCCATTATGGGGGATACGTCCACGGGGAAAAAGGGCATTTTGGACCTGGAAAGCGATATTCACGAGTCCCTGGATGAAAACCTGCTGTCCATTACCGGGATGACCGAGGCGGTTGCAGCGGCCAATCAGCCCGAATCCGAGGTTTTCGGGGATGAGGTGGAGGTGATCCAGCGGAAAGTTGTTGGGTATGAATATGTGAAGGAGACGGAGAGGCCCAGCGCAGCGTAGCTGCGGCGATGCGCCTTCGGCGGTTGGAGGTTAGAGGCAAAAAATGAATGAAAAGCAAAAAAAAGGTTCAAAGTTTAGAGGTTCAAGGTTCAAAGGTTAAAAAATCCTTCAACCCGGAACCTTGAACCCTGAACCCTGAACCGCGACTGAAAGGAGCAAACCATGTATCAACTCAAAAAAGGCGTTGAATCCTTTGAGGTTGTAGACGGTGAATTCGCGGGGAAAAAATATTTCCGTGGCGATCTTTACAAAAAGGAAGAGATTCCACCGAATGAAAAAAAGAAGTTTGAAAAGATTGAAGAAACCAAAAAACAGGAAATAGAAAACAGGAAAGAGGAAACAGTAGAGAGAAAAGAGAAAAAAACATAAAACCTCTTTTCTAATTCCTCTTTTCTAATTTCTAAAAACCGGCCACCGGCCCATAGGGCCTACGGCCCGGAGGGAGGTTTTTATTATGCGAAGCTGGAGAGCAACCCACAACCTGCTGGCCGTATCCGCGAATACAATGGAGACGGCCATCAATACCGAGCAGACTTTAGACACGTCCATGCTGGTGGACATGTCGGACGTGGCCAATCTGGAGCCGAGGCGGGAGGACAATGCCGAGGAGCTGACCGGCAAGGAAGAGGCGGACACCATCTATGACCTGGGCAACCTGGGGTCGATACCGTTCACGTTCAACAAGGCCCAGCCCCAGCATCTGGCGTTCATCTTCGCCTATGCCCTGGGGACCGTCAGCGCGGCGGCGGCGGGTACCGGGTTCGAGCACACGGCCACCCCCATTGCAGGGGACGTGGACGCGTACCGGAGCATTCCGTCTTTTTCGGCGGCCATGCGCTACGGCCAGACTGTTTTAAAACGGCTGTTCGCGTCCATGTTCATCGACAGTTTTTCGGCCACGTTCGCCCGGGACGACTGGGTGAAAATATCGGCTCAGGCCAAGGGCACGGGCAAAATCACGGACAATGTGACCGAGGAGACCCTGGCCGCCCTGGACAATGTCACATCGTTGACCCTGGCGGCATTGGGCGTGGAGGGCGCCACGGCACAGGCCCGGCTGGACAATATGCAGCGGATCCGCGTCGCGCTGGCCGCCGGAACCTGGACCGAAGTGGTGTATTCGGTGGTTTCCGATGCTACCCCGGCGGTGATTACCATCACCAGCGCGGGCGGCTCCGGAGACTCAAAATCCTACAAACTGCTGTACATCCCGACCGAGGCCGGTTGGATGACGTTTCCGGCCCGGGTGGCGGAGACGCCGCTGCGGGTGTCCGAGGTTACGTTCAAGCTGGGCGGCACCTGGGACGGGTCCGATTTCAACGGGGGGCGCGAGCTAAATGCGGAAGTCAATTCAATTCAGTGGGATTATAACAACAACGGGGAAATCACTTATGGTTTGGGCGCGGGCGGCGCGTATGCCAACCGGTATTTTCGTCCGGCGCGAACACAGATCCTGAAGCTGGACCGGGAGTTCCG